AATGACGTTAGCGGAAATTTAAAAAGTGCATAGTTAATACTAGCTAACAATTAAAACCCTTGTGAGAAATCATAAGGGTTTTTTTTTGTCTGTACTATAAATCAAATACAGCTCCATTCTCGGTATGATTATCATACTACTATGATTACACTAGGTAGTAATTAAATTCACACTAGGTTAACATTGGGTGTTGATAGGTACAAAAATTCACACTGCACCCACGTAAAACAAATGACAACCACAGCTTAACCCTAGGAATAACTTCGGCTATCCATGGGGAAAAACTTTTTATTCCTGCGATAACTTGCGATTTAACTAGAGGGCATGCAGGCGACCCTACCCCCCCGTGGGTATAGATATATACACTCATGGTAAAATCAAGGATTCCCTTGTAAACCACCTTGTGACTACATACTTGCTATGAATATTCTGTAAATCTCCTGGCTATATGCTAGGGTGTTCCCTAGGGGGTAGGTATATTTAGGTATACTATCTATATAAAACCCCCCCTGAGTATTGTTAATACTATTATACACCCCATTCTCTCTTTTGTCAATGATTATATTTAATAATAATGCTCTAATATAAAAATAATCTAAATTAGTACTTGACAAAAGTGATATTCGTGTGTATACTAGAATCAGGTACACTTTAAAAGGACACACAGTTAATATCGAGCTAAAGACTCACAAGAGGTCATCACTAAACTGTACCGACTAATTGGGAACACCTAGGATTCCCCGTAAGTTTAACAATTAAAGGATATATTATGGCTATAAAAATTAAAGATGATGGTAGTATCGTTGCAAACGGTGTTACTTACAAGAACAAGGCTGCATATAATGCAAGGACAAAGTCTAAAAAGACTGGAAGTATTTTTGAAGGAAGAAGAGCTAAAGAAAAAAGAGCTGCTAAATCTTCTGTAGCACAAGGTAAGAGAAATCAAGCTGCTACATCTAAAATGTATGCTGCGGAAAGTATGTTTACATCTGCGAAGAACAGAGATGATGCTAAGACTAAACCAGGAAAGGCTAGATCTTTCAAGGATGCATTTGATTCTGCTACTAAAGATGGCAAATCAAGATTCATGCACAAAGGTAAAGGGTTCTTTACTAAAGAAGGTGCTGCATCTAATAGAGATAAGATGAAGACTAGAACTGGTGAAGCAGGATCTATGTCTAGTGCTGCTCCTAAAAAAGCTGAAGCTAAGAAGGGCGATAGATTTAGTAGAGCTAAAACTAAATTTGGTCAATCTAAAACATTAAAAGAGTTTTTCAGTAAATTAAAAAAGAAAAAATAACTTGATAACCACTGACGCCCTAGATCTATCCTTTAAAGAGATTATGGAGTTGGTAAATGCAAACAATGGATTCTACTATTCTAAAGACTCAAAAGAAAAGCTTAACCGATACACAGGAAAAGTTTCTAGACGCATTATTCGGGGAGGCTCAAGGCAACCCAAGAATAGCGGGAGAGCTGGCAGGTTACTCAGAACATTCATATCCTAAAGTTGTCCGTAACCTTAAAGACGAGATTGTTAAACGAGCAGAACATTATCTAGCCATAAATTCTGCGAAGGCTGTCACCAAGATGGTAAACATGTTAGACGAGGATGGAACGACTCCACACGCTAGTATCAGAATGGAAGCAGCAAAACAAGTATTAGATAGAGTTGGTATTGTAAAGAAAGACCAACTAGATATCAACATGAATCTTAAGCATGGTATGTTTATATTACCAGCTAAAGAAGAACCAGAAGAATCAATAGTAACACCAATACAGGAGTAGCCATGAAAGGATACAAACCAAAGCCTAAACCAACTTACTAATAACTTTATACAAAGTGATTAAAAGAAAAGCAAGAACTATCCCATTTGGATATAAGTTAGCAGAAGATACAGATTACATTGAACCAATAGAATCTGAACTAGAAGCATTAGAAGAAGCTAAGAATTTTTTAAAAACATGCTCATACCGAGAAGTGGCTATCTGGTTATCAGCGAAAACAAAAAGATACATTTCATATGTCGGACTTAGAAAACGAGTTACCAGAGATACAGCTTCCAAAGCCGAAGAAGAAAGTAAAAACAAAAGCCAAGCAGTCGGCTAAACAAGCGTTAGCCAGAACAAGAAAGAAAGTTGCACAAGCAGAACAAACTCTACGTTCAGCTAAGACACATGCAAAAAATGTCAAAGAGAAGTTGTTAACCATTGACAAAGTATTAGATGGTAAAGAACAACAACTCATAACCCAAGATGTAATAGACGATGTTCCAGAAAATATACAGGAGCATTTAGCTAATCAAAACATAATCTTTAAACCTAACAAAGGTCCACAAAGAGATTTTTTAGCTGCATCAGAAAGGGAAGTTTTTTACGGTGGTGCTAGAGGTGGTGGTAAATCATATGCCATGCTTATTGATCCTCTGAGATACTGTCATAAAGAAAATCACAGATGTCTGTTACTTCGTAGAACTATGCCAGAGTTAAGAGATTTGATTAATCATTCTCAACGATTATACTCAAGAGCATACCCAGGAGCAAAATGGAGAGAACAAGAAAAAGAATGGAGATTCCCATCAGGAGCAAAAATAGAGTTTGGTTATGCAGAGAACATGACAGACGTATTACGTTACCAAGGGCAATCTTACACATGGATAGGAATAGACGAACTTCCACAATATCCTTCGCCAGATATTTATAATTTTCTAAGATCGTCACTTAGATCAGTTGATCCTACGATACCAGTATATATGCGGGCTACAGGTAACCCAGGTAATGTTGGATCACAGTGGGTTAAAGAGATGTTTGTGGATCCTATAGATCCCAATACAGCTTTTAACATAGAGATTTCTACACCCACAGGAACAAAGTATATAACAAGAAGATTTATACCAGCAAAGTTACAAGACAATCCGTACCTTATGCAAACTGATGATTACTACGCAATGCTATCATCATTACCAGAAGTACAGAGAAAACAATTTTTAAATGGAGACTGGGATGCATTCTCTAATGCAGCATTCTCTGAATTTGATAGAGAGATACATGTTGTTGAACCATTTGAAATACCTAAAGGCTGGCAGCGATTTCGTGCTGCGGATTGGGGCTATAGTTCTCCTGCCTGTTGTTTATGGTTTGCTATTGATTATGATAATAATCTATGGGTTTATCGAGAGTTGTATACCCAAAAGATTACTGCAGATATTTTCGCAAAGAAAGTCTTAGACCTAGAGAGCGGAGAATATATGCGTTACGGGGTCTTAGATGCTAGTACATGGGCAAAGAGAGGAGATGTGGGTCCAAGCATAGCAGAGACAATGATTCAAGCTGGATGCCGTTGGAGACCTTCTGACAGAACAGGAAGAAGTAGAATCAGTGGAAAGCTAGAGATTCACAAAAGATTAAAGATAGTAAACGAAAAAACTAAAGAACCAGGTATTCGTATATTTTCTAATTGTAGAAATTTGTTAAGAACATTTCCTACACTACCATTAGATGATAGTAACCCTGAAGATATTAATACACACGTAGAAGATCACGCATATGATGCACTAAGATACGGATGTATGAGTAGACCGATGCATACGAGTTACGCTAATAAATTATATAACAATAATAATAGAACGACTAACTTTATCCCCTCAGATAAAATATTTGGATACTAACAAAGGGGATACATGAAAAAAAAGAAGCTGCCTATTATAGATAAAAAGAATTTTCCTTATCAACTAGCAATGGTGTATTGGGAAGATATCGTTGGAGACGCTGGCTGGGCTGAGATACCAGATATTAAAAATTCAAGTACAGCAGTATGTTGTAGCTTTGGATGGATAGTAGTTCAAAACGATAAGAAGACTGTTGTCATGGCAGATTTTATATTTGAAGATAATGGCAAAGTAAAGACAGGCGGTGGGTATACCACTATCCCAACACAAAACGTTTTAGAAATTAAAAAGATAAAAACATAGGAACAACATGGAAATGAAATTTGACCCAAGAGCTAAAGTTAAGCAAGGTGATCTAAGTACAAGTCCTGAAGGCAAGCAACCGAATCAAGCACCTGGAGATTTATTAATATCTCCTGGCAAAGAGGATGTGCTAGCTAATACTGGAGATGGTAAATTTGGATATCATGAACCTAAGAAATTCAAAAGCCAATTAGATGCTAATCTGTTTACAATGGCAGATGAAAAGGATTACTAATGGACGATAAGATGATCATACCAAAATCTGGCTATATACCAAAGCAAGAACGTATGATTGGACTAGTTAATAAAGCTAGCAATTTTAATAAAGATACAAAGAAGTATTTAGTAAGTGAATTAAATAAAAATATTTCTAAATCAAAAAAAATTAATAAACTTAAGAATCCTAAATTTTAC